CACAACATAATCTGAACCATTATTTCCGATACGATTCAAGTATGAAGCAAATCCTTGATTAAGATGGCCAATTGCTACAGTTTTGTCAGGTAACATAGCGATTTTTTTCCCAGTGATAACGACATCATTGACTGATTCAGGAACACCATTTTGATCTGCTATAATGTCTGCTAACGGTGATATTAGATTCTGGACAGCATTAACAGAAACATCAATACCGTTTATCTGATAATTGGACGAACCTTTGATGTTGATGTTACCATAAACTTCAAGATCACCATAAACAGACATAGCACTCTTTACATTGTCTAAGTTTGTAATAACAGTAGGATTGTTAACATCAACATGATATTTATCAGTTTTAGTATTGTAGTACATTGACATTCCGTAATTTGTTGGATGTTGAGTACCACGAGTGTAACCGAATTGCAAGGGACCTACCACCTTTGAGTCAGATGATTCAAAATTATGATTTTTATACATGAACCATTTGTAAAGGTTTCTGTCAAGACGGCCATTTGCAGTATATGACATATCATATTCACAAATATCGATACCACTAAATTCTGCATTTTTATTGACAGCTCCTCTTTCCTTGCCCTTATAGATTCGTATAATACTATCATTGTAAGTGTCAGCAGAAATGTTGCGGATTGTCAAAGGTTTGCCTGACGAGACAGTACCATCATCTGAAAAACCTATACTAATATGTTTATTTGTATATGCATATTTTTCAGTACCAGTATCAATAATTTTCAAAGGAGCTAACTTGACATTATTTTCGTAAAATCCGTCACTAATTGAATTAATACCTCCTTTTACATTGAGACCTTTAAGATTGATTGACGTAGTATCAACGAAATTGATACAAAATTTATTTGCGCCTTGTTGATCGTATAAATAAAATATATCTTTTGATATATCCCCTAACCTTGCTGTTGTGTCTTTTTTAGAAATGAAAACAAGACCTTTATTTGGAGTATTATTAACATCAATATACAGATCTTTACACATGATATCACCATTAACATGAAGAGCATAAAGAGGGTTCAAAGTATTGACACCAATTCTATTGTTTTGATTAACAGACAATGTTGGAACATACTTACTGACTTCATTACGAACAATATTGACACCTGGGTAAAAATATATATTGTGTTGACCTTCAATATCGTTAGTGTTGAGTATCACACTTCTATCTTTCACGTAATTAACATCATTCAATCCACCCAAATGACCCATATAAAATTGTGGCAGAGTTGTATCAATATTTTCCAATGAAGCATCTTGTAATGACATCTCAAATTGTCTAGTGTTACGTTTTATAATATTGAATTGTTCATTATAATCATCTGTTTGTAATAAACCGACACCAAGACGTCCTGGCACTACCAAATTAGATCCTCCTGAAAAATTAAGGATATCACTGCTCGCAAAAAATAATATATTACTTCCATTTATGTTACTAGCCGAGGCTATGTTAGCATCAACCATTACAGGATGCATTTCAGAAATATTGATTCTTATATTATCTATTTTGAGATCCCCTGAGTTGATGGATAGATTACCACCCACAACAGCATCTTCCAAGTGAATAGTGTCATAAAATTGAACAATATTTTCAAATACAGCATCATTTTTGACATTGATTCTATTGAGAATAGCTTCGTTAGAAACTAGTAAATCACCCTTGACATCTAAAATATTATTAACTTCCAATGTATAGTTATCACCATTGTTGCCAATAAATAAATTTGAATTGAACCTAAAGAGTCCTTGAATAAAATCACCAGGTATTATTTGATTTGCTTCAAAATTGAGACCCTTCTTACGTACATATATATCGTCAATGTGTAAATTAGAGTTGCTAAAATAATCATATAATACAATATCGTCAGTTTGTAAACATCCAATAATTTGAATTTTTGGTCTTTTTTCGACATTTTTCTTGAAAATAGTTTTATCAGATGTCGCGATATATTTGGTAAAGGATATCAATTCAGTTTGAGTAACCCCTATACCTATGTTACCAAGAGTATCTATAGTCAATGATGGTGATATATTAGAATTTATATTGTAATTTGGAATACCTGATTCATCCGAATAAAGATTATTTATTTCTGCTGTTGTAAGTCCCACGTGAAATGTCAAAGGCATACCAGAAGTAGTAGAAATTACAGCAGGAGATTCAACAGTATTGCCCACGATACCTATTCTCATTTTTGAATATTCATTATTATCGTTTGTAATATTGTTTTGTAGTGATATATGGATATTATCAATGTTGTAATTAGCAGGTGATACGATATTTAATGGATTTGTATTATTATATGTATCGGGTTCAGTTCCAAGTGTAACAAAAGACGGTGAATATATATTGTCAATTGCCATAGGATACAGATTAGAAACGTCCATATTTTTCAAGGCACCAAAACCTGTATAAAATCTCTCTTGAGTATTGCTAATGACGGTGAGGATGTCTTCTAATACATTAGAATTATACCCATCTAGCTTGATTTCCCCGAATTGTAACCCCCTGGCAATAATATTGCCATTACATATGATATCACTATCTGTATAGAATGAACTTGTTTTTACCCCACCATCTTTTGATGAATCTATGCGCTCTCTTGTTGTGTTTACACCGACAATGTGATTATTAATAATTAAACTATATTTGGAATTTGAATCTGAATTTGTTTGCTCCCCTACAACCAAAAACTCCCTACTTGATAAATCAAGATTATCTAAATTACTGTAATTCAACAATCCTATCCCTAGAGAATTAATTTCAATTTGAGAAGGAGCGAATTCACTTGAAATCATTTATACTGGTTTAGAATTATATTGTTTATATCTATTTTTAGAGTAACAAGTAAAAAAACAAGGAATTGATCGCATGAAAAAGTAAAAAATGATATAAATATATTAATGTTTTCTTATTAAATGCGAGATGAATAAGATCAATAATATTCATAACAAGACTACTAAGATAGATTCAAATGATATGCCTTATAATAATAAAAATTGTCTATTATCTGAAAGTGATCTAACTGCTTTGTTTGAAAATAATGGCTTGAAAGGGATAAAATTTAATAATATAAACTTATACAGGAATGCTCTTGTACACAAGTCATATTGTACTATGAAAAATGCGGATTTCAATAGTGGCAATATTAAATGTCCTGATGATTGTTTGCCTCTTCAAGAAATGTCATATGAACGGTTAGAATTCTTAGGTGATTCCTTGCTAGGAATGGTAGTAGCGGGATATTTATATGAAAGATTTCCTGATCAGAATGAAGGATTTCTATCTAAAATCAGGACAAAGTTGGTGAATGGCAAGATGTTAGGTTATCTTTCTGATAAGATAGGTTTTCCGAAGTTTGCGATTATATCTAAACAGGTAGAAGAGGCTAATGGTAGAAATAATTACAAAATAATGGAAGATATATTTGAAGCATTCTTGGGAGCAATATATCTTGATTTTCAAACGGAAAAGGACGAAGTAATGTTACCGAAAAATTTGTCAATAGCATTTAATGGAAATGGATATTATATGGTACAAAGTTGGATTATATATATCATAGAGAATTACCTAGACTTTAGTGAACTCATATCATCTAAGACAAATTACAAGGATTTGCTTGTTTCGTATATGCAACATCATTTACAGGATCAACCTAGATATTTTGAGATCAATATTGTTACAAAGGATAATAGTAAGATATTCACATATTGTATCAAGGACAAGAATAATACTGTCATTGGTACAGCAAAAGGTTCAACCAAAAAAGAGGCGGAGAATAACGTTTCATTGGAAGCTCTAAAACATTATAATTTTCAGATGTAATTATAGGAGGGGTGTATGAAACAGTCTGTTGATAAAAATATAATAGACCAGCAAGTTGCTGGTGGCAAGAAGGTATATAATGGTCCAAAAGGAGGAAAATATATTTTTGTATTGTGTGATGGAAGTAAAAAAAAGAAGTATTTATCCAAATCTCTTTATAAGAGTATTTCATAAATACTAAAATGAAAAATAATCTATATGTTAATTTTGTTCTTTTTTTGGTAAATACATAATATTATCTGGGTCAAATACGGTGTTATTCCTTACAAAAAGATGATTGATAGAATGCGAGCGCCTCAGAATAGGGCGGTGATAATTGTATATATCATATATATATTTGGAATCTGTCGCATCAAGTACAACAAACAAACTCAAAAGACCAAAAACAATAGCACGCATTTGTATATATAATATAACTATTTTTTATATAATCTACGCTTCTATGATATTCCAACTATCAGGGCACATATCTTTAGTATCCAGAGAAGAGTTTGCTGGCCCAAACCATTGTTTTGGACGATAAACTATTTTATCACTCTTTTGTGAAAAATATGCCCCGAACCAAGAAAATGAACTATTAGCAATTATAAAGTGATCACATAATGACATCAGCAACATTTGTTTCCAATCATCAATTTCATCAGGGACCTTAATAAAATTAGGTTTATGAGTAAATATAGAATTAAATATATCTAAATATTTATTCACGATCTCCTTATCAGATTCCTGACAAAAATATAATATATCATATTGTAATAAGGATTCGCCTCTTTCATTTAATTGACTATTAAGTCGTTTCATTGCTTCTACATAGTATACCGGTCCTTTGATACAATGATAGTTCTGTAAAAACAAATAATCTCCAAATCTAAAATGTATGGCAATTGTTTTTCTATTAAAGAGGTGTTTGTAGTCTTTACTGACATCTGATATTTTTTCTCTTAGATGCAGAATTTCACATATTTTGTCAAAGTTATGCTCAAAGTACTTGTAACTTTGAAAGTATCCATTCAAAACAACGTTATCTTTAGCTACGATAGGAACATAGTTAAAAACGGGTTCTTTATAAACATTGTCATATTCAGTTAAATCTTTTACATCAGTATCTATATTATTTTTGAAGGAATCCAATATTGATGTCCAATAAGTCTTTGTGCCATTCGTAGTCTTATTCCAATGAGATATGATTTGATAAGGAATATTTTTTTCAATGGCATACGATAATGCCGCAAATATCATAAATAATTGGTTTCCCAATCCCGCCAAAAGATAAACTTTTACGGTCATGTAATATGTTAGTTTAGATCAATAATTCTTATATATAAACATTAGAAGAATTAAAAGATATCATAATGAAACATTTTTGGATTAATATTGATTCAAATGAAAAAAGGCAAAAATATATGACAGAACAATATGAAAAAATGAATCTTGAGCATTATCGTGTGTCTGCTTTTACACCTAAAGACTTTGATCATATGTTGGCACATAAACGTCCTCTTACTTGCAAGTATCCTGGGTGTAATACATGTGAATATGAATTTGCATGTATATCAAGTCACGTGAAGGCCATTCAAGAAGGACTTAAATCAGGTGATGATTATTTCATTGTAATGGAAGATGATATATATATGCCATTTGAAATAGACTACAATGCGATGATCAAAGAAATTCCAGTAGATACAGAGATTTTACAGATGTTGATTTTATATGGACCGACTGTTCTACACTTGTTTGATATGTATAGAAGAATTGGATGTAAATATATTAAATGGAAGAATTTACTTCCTTCAGCAGGAATGTATATGATTTCCAGAAAGGGTGCTCAAAAAATCGTAGATCTATTTTATGATAGCGCTACGAAAAAATACGATTTCAGCAAAACACCTTATCAAATAGTGGCAGATGTATGTCTATATGAATCAGCTATAACATATGCCACAACTGTACCTTATGCTTATCCCAATACAGAAATGGGATCAGAAATTCATCCGGATCATTTAGTTGCGCATTCAAAGGCTGTCACTGACATTAAAACAGTAATAAGTCAATGTGAAACGATTGTATTTCCCTTTGTAAAGTCTTGTCAATGAGGGATTTAATCATTTAATTTTTGTTACGGCATTTTGAGATGTCCTTCATTTTGTTTTTGTTTTATAGAGAGTACATATCTGTGTAAAATAGTAATATATAATGAAGAATGAATAGCAACAAGATAATTATATGAATATGTACTCTTGTTTTAGTGAAAAACTGATAAACTATTATACATTATTCTATATCAATAATGAAGATTAATGAAATGGCAAAATTACCAAAGAAGGTCAAACGAAATGATTATTCATTTGTAAAGCCTTTACCCAAAAACGTGTATAATTCAAACCCATACGTAGTTGAAAATGACGTTGTTTCAAATAATCCTGTGAAAAATGGGTAGAAAAAATCTACATATAATATAGAAGAGTATTTAATGGAAATTTTAATAGGAATTTTTGTGATATTTTGGACAATGGCTGGTTTAATAGCATTTGGAATGTCGCTTGTGTGCTTCGGATACAAGGGAAGTATGGCTGAAAAAGTACTAGGGTTATTACTAGCTCTATTTTTTGGACCTTTTTATTGGATATATTACATGGCAAGTGGTTCATATTGTAAGAATTAATCATCGTTTTTATTTTGTTTTATAATTACATGGTTCCTTAAGCCCCGTAAGTAATTTACAAACTTATTGAAGGAGAGTACATATCAGTACAAATTCTAAAAAAAAGTAAAAGTTCTATAAAGTTCAAAGATTCTGTCTGACATGTACTATTGTCAGTTCCTTAAGCCCCGTAAGTAATTTACAAACTTATTGAAGGAGAGTACATATCAGTACAAATTCTAAAAAAAAGTAAAAGTTCTATAAAGTTCAAAGATTCTGTCTGACATGTACTATTGTCAGTTCCTTAAGCCCCTTATGGATATTTAGACATAGTCAATTGTTTCTTTTGTTTTACATCAGACGGCTTCCAAGATATATAGATCGTGTAATTATTTGGATAAGGCAGTATCTGAACCAATAAACCATTTTGGCGAAGAGCATCAACTATAAAATTTAAACATGTTTCCATATCATATAAAGGGTAGCCTAGTAAAATTCGCGGAATTTCATAGAAAATGTTCATCCCACCTTGTTCTGCTATTTTTTTGATTTTGACGTGACATTTTTCAATGATTACATTGAAGGTGTTTGTTTTAATTTTATCTTTATTGTTTTTCATCGCATATAAGTCTGCTAAAGATATTCGCGGTGGCATTCGTTATATAACTCTTATAAAAAAATAAATTTTATTTGCGTGCACCTCAGTATATTTATAAAACAATTTTTATTTTGTCTTTGATTCAATGAATGCTATAAGGGCAGGAACGCTACGCTCACCAGAATATTCTGTGTGATCACCTTTAGTTGCTCCAGATAATATGATAGTAGGAGCACTATTAATGTTATATTCTGCTACTTTTTCGGCATTTTCATCAGCAGATAGATCGTATTTTTTGAGGGTAATATTATATTTTTTAGCGGTAACCTCTTTCTCTAAAGCTTTCCATATTGGATTAAAATTGACACAATGAGGGCATTTTTCCATATAAAAATATTCTAGAGCGAATGATGCATTTTCAAATTTCTCTATTTTATTTCCTGATAGAATATAAATAGCGATGGCTACAAAAGGTATCATCAGTAATAGAATACTACCCCAATACATGTAGTTATATGATGACACGGGAAACTTAGGTACTTTCGGATTCTTCATGTATCTATATCATCAAAACATTTTTTTCATGCTATATTATTAGATACTGAAGAATTACACAATATGGAATACGCACTCAATCCTTTAACAAAACGACGAATAAAAATTGGTAGCCAGCTATATCGTACATTGGTAAAAAGGGGTATTATTATACAACAAAATGTTAATATAAATGTAATAGAGAATAAAATTAAACAACCTAAAGTTCCAAGAGAAGGTTATGTGATCAATCCAAAAACAGGAAGAGAAATTGAAAAATCTAAGAGCACATACCTGAAACTCTTAAAAGCGGGTGTTAAATTCTATGACAATGATATTCCGCATGTTCCCATAAATACTAAAATCAATAGATCCACATGTAAAAATAATGAAACATTTATTTTATTTTCATCAATAGCTGATCTTGACGATGAAGACTTTATAATGCATCCATCAGGGTATTGTTTCTCTCTAAACGAGCTCATCAATTGGTTGAAGTCATCAAATTTTAATAACAGAAATCCGCATGTCATTACAGAAACTATGTTTGACGAAAAGAATACATCAGTATGGGACAAATATCCTGAGCTATCTCAACTAATATCAAAATATTTTAAGACGAAACAAGAAGAACGCTTCAAAACAATAAATGTTGTTAAAGAAAATTTAGATATTCTATACAAAATAGGAGACGTAGGTCGTATATGCTATTGGGACAATATTTATAGCCACAACGCAAAAGATTCTTCCGAATTTGAACAAAGTATAAATGCGCTTGGTGAATTGGCAGAAATAATAGATAACCTACCAGCTATTGAAAAAAACATATTTAGCAATTTAAAATCTAATTCAGGTGTATATAGTGTTAGTAAAATTATTAAAAATGCGAATGAAGGAACACAATGTATACACGCAATAGGTATATCATTATTACATATTTTCATATCAAATATAATATTAGTAGAGTCTATGATGAAATCAAGAGGTAATACTAGTTTCGTTTATGATCCTAGAAAATGTGGTTTATATTTTATTACGAAAGATAAGAACATAGTTGTATATAATAGTGAAAATCGTTTAGTGGTATATCCTTCTGACAACAATAATTTAGGATATTATGAAAGACACTTCAAAAATGTAGTAGAATCAGTACATGACAATAATAATTCAAGTCTGGTTTGGAAAATGGAAAAAATAAGATCATCAGGATTATCACCTTTATATAAGGAAACATGTGTGAACGACGAACCTTATCAAGTGACAGTAAATTCAAGTGACGAGTGGAGTGAACTTGAAGAATGGAGAAAAATAAAACTTAGCGACGGTTATTGTTTTGATATTCTGTATTTGATTATAACGATGACAAATCAATTGAATACAGCAAAATCTACAAATCCGAGCCCAATATATCCATATAATGTTTTTACAGGTGTTATATACAATATGAAAGACCTTATTGCGATAAAGCGAAGAATCGCTAATAATTACTTGAATACAGCACCATGTCTCGCTAAATTCCTTTTTAATCCTGAAATGTTTTGGAGTGAAGATATCGTATATGTAAAATCAAAAGAATGGATGCAAAAAACAATAGACGTTTTTGAGAAAGAATTGCGATTTAAAAGATATATTGAGATGATAGAAGCAGGTGGTAATCCATTGATAAATGGTACATGGGTCAAGAAATTGTTACCTGTAGAAAATAAAGAAAGTAAATTAATAAAATATTTACAAACAGCAAATGTAGAATTTATTAGAGGATTTAAACCTGAACAAATTAATAAAAATTATTATTATAGTACGAATTCAAAAAAATCATCAATGAGTCATGGATATAATGACAAACGTGATATTTTTGAAATGTCATAATAAATATTACCCTGAACTACATAGTTCCATCACATTAAAATATTTTTTATCAAAAATAATAGTGTCATAAATGTTATTGTTTGTTCTTTCAAGATAAAATGATATCATATTTGATATACATTGATCAGGAATAGTATAACAGAATCCGATAAAATTATATGATGAATTGCGAAGTCCATTAATGTTGTCAATGTGATTTATGAATATAGAAAAGATCCTTTGATCCATAATAAGTATACGACAATCAATATTATCATAATCTATAAGAGGATGTATTTCATCTACTATATAAACTACGTGATCATTGCTTACTAAGAGATTTTTTATTTTTTTACATTCATATTTGTTATTAACAACTAGAATAGATCTATAAATCAATTCCTTACTATATATGTGATTTTCTATATTCTTTACGAACTCACACAATATCGTATTCATATCTATGTGTAATATAATATGTTTTAGTGTATTGCTTATACACTTTGCCATCATAAAAAGCGTATAAGCATTAGTATTGTAAACTTAGCTATAATGTTAATAGAAGGCGATTCTGGCATTATACGGATAGAAACGAAAATATTTCTAGATCAGTACAAAAAAATAGAAAAGAACGAAAGAACTGAGACATTGACAGCAAAGAAACAGGATATATTAAAAAATAACAAATGTTTTCACATAAATTTTGAAACATACTTTAATCAACCAATTGATAAAAAGACATATGTTCATCATCGTGATAAGGATTCATATAAGTCCACAAAAAATAACAATCGCCTACATATAATATCTGCTGATTTTACAGAGATATCTAAGACAAAAAAACTTTTCACTGGATATCTCAATAAGCTTACCGATCAGAACAAAGTCACATTGTTCCCAAAGATAAAAGAACTTTTAAATGGCATCAATGATTCCGAGTTGAAAACATCTTTATATGATGTGATATGGGAGTTCATACAGAAATCATCTGACAGAGTTTATCTGGATATTCTAGACTTATATGATAAAAGTATATTAGAGGGTCGTTGGGACAATTATACAAAGAATAAGGAATGGTATCCTTCAAAAGAGATACTTGAAAACAACATATTGGCAGCAAATGAAGAAGTTTATGATATCTATTGTACATATGTAAAATGGAAAAAGAAGATAACCAATCTAAACAATGCTTGGTGTGTATTAATGTCAAGTGATAACAGATTACATAAAATGGATATATTATTGGATGATCTTTATGAGCTTTTTGAAAAGTATCATAGTGAAAGGGATATGTCTAATGAACATAAGCATATCATAGATTTTTCATTAGAACAAATGTATATTATTTTAAGTGTTCATAATAATCCTGTAATAAAAGAAAAAATAAAATCTATGGATATTAACAAGTTTGAATTATCATCAAAGTTTCTTGTTCTGAATATTCTTGAAAAAAGTTAAAATCTTTTTTCCTTTCCTATAATTAGATAATATGCAAAGTATAACAATCGGATATATAGGTAACTTTATTTTAAACTTATTTGTATTCTTTCTACTTCTCGCTGTATATTCATATATTGAAAAACTTGAAAACATAGGATGCGCATGTTCTGTTCATCCTAACCGAGATTTCATCAAGGGATACAGTATATTTGCCATGATGTTTCTACTTGTTGTTACTGTGATCCCCCCTACATTCATCATTGATCAATTTGGTCATGTAGTCGCGAGCATCTTCACTTTTGTGAAATTTGTATTTTACATAATATGTATCGTGTTTTTCTATATGATTTTGGATTATACTCGTTTCTTAGTCAATGAGAAATGTAAATGCTCTGATGATATGCGAAGAGAACTCATCATGGCCGGTTCCATTGTAGAAATATCACTCATGCTTCTAGTATTATTGGTTATCATCATTCTTCCTATAATCTTTAACTCGATCACTTTTGTGTTTAAACAAGCCAGCAGTGTTGGTACATATGAAAAAGAGCTATCAATGGCTGTTCTAGATCCTGTCTCATCAGTGAAGAAAATACCTAGTAGAGTAAAGGGTGCGACTAAGATG